CTACGGCATGGTCATGTCTGATGAGGGTGTTAAGGCATCAGCTGATTTTGTTGATGCGCAGACAACTCTGCAGGGCACTCTGACGGGACTTAAAAACAAGGTAACTGCCGACTTTCTCCCCGCAGCCACTGATGTTGTAAACGGTCTCGCTATGATGGCATCGGGCGACTTCATGGGCGGTTTCGAGCTGATTGAGCAGGGTGTCGGGGAGTTTATCGGAAACATTGCTTCCAAAGTGCCCGAGATGGTCGCGAAGGGCGGCGAAATGCTTGCCGGATTCATTCAAGGGCTTACGGAGAAAATCCCCGAGATGGCGCTTGCAGCGGCTGACGCCATCAGAGAATTCGCTGATGGATTCGGAGAGAATTCTGAGGGAGGAATGACACTGATTGCAAAAGCGGGCGAAATGATGGTAGCGCTTGGCGGTGCTCTGATGGAAGCGGCGAGCGTCCTTATACCTGCTGTTGTGGAACTGATTTGGAATTATTTTTCGGAAACCGACTGGATTGGCTTGGCGCTGTCAGTAGGGCAGGCGGTATTCGATGGCTTTTCGGAAATCTTCCCACAGGCTGTTGAGTTTGTCGGCGAAGTAGTCGCATCTATTATGGATTCGCTCGGCTTTCACGGTCTTGCCGAGAGCGTGCGGTCGTTATTCGATGACATCCAGAGCAAGATAACCGGACCGATTGAGAGCGCAAGAGACCTTGTGGACAAGGCAGTATCTAAGATTAAAGGATTTTTCCCTATTAACATCGGAAAGATACTAGACAACATCAGGCTGCCGAAGTTCACGGTCGATGGCGGTGAAGCGCCTTATGGAATCATGGGCAAAGGCTACCCGCCGAGTTTTGACATTTCGTGGAATGCTAAGGGCGGTGTGTTCGATGGCCCGTCCATCATCGGTGTCGGCGAAGCAGGCCCTGAGGCGGTCGTGCCTCTGTCTGAAAACCGCCTGAGACCGCTTACGGATGCCATTGCAGAAGCAAACGCACGTAACAACGAACAGCTGCTGAATGGTATGTACAAAGTGTTCACGATGGCGCTTGAAAGCGCAAACCTCAGCGTTAATATCAGCGGAAGAGAGTTTAACAGGGTTCTCAGAGAGGCGGGTGCATTATGATTACTCCAATCAAATATATCGCCTCATCTGGCAGAGAATACAACCTCACCGCCAACGGCACAATTCACACTGCCGCAAATTATTACAATTTCGCGTGGAATGTTCAGGGCACACCACTGCAACATGGTGTTCGTGTTTCTGACTTTTCTCGTCAGCCCGCCGAGTATGATGTCGATCTAGTCATTTACGGCACTCCGGCACAGAGACGGCAGTTATTGACCGCTCTGCATAATGACTTCGAGAACGACATGCGGAAGAAAAAGACAGGTCGGATTGTGTGGGGCAATTATTATATCAATTGCTTTATCACGCAGTCTCAAACGAATCCTTTTGAGACGTGGCGATATTTGCAGAACACGATTCACATCTATGCGCCATATCCTTTCTGGGTGCAAGAGTCGCAGATTTCGCTTGCCGCTTCCGGAGAAGTGGTAAGCGGATACCTCGACTATCCTTTTGACTATATGTATGACTACACGGCGCCGGTCATAGGAGAAAAGATAATCAAGTCGGATTTTCCTTTCGACAGCGAATTCCAAATGGTTATATATGGTTTTGCGGTTAATCCACGAATCACGATTAATGACTATCCGTACATTCTGCGGGCTACGATTCCGCAAGGCGCGTATGTTATTATCGACAGTCGGTCGCACTCAATCACGCAGTATAACACAGACGGTACGCAATCCAATATGTTCAACTACAGGAATAAGACTGATTCGATATTCAGTAAGATTCCCGGCGGTAACCTTGAAATTTCATGGGATGCGTCGTTTGGCGCTGATATTACTGTCTATCATGAAAAATCAGAACCCGATTTTGTGGAGGTCGTATGAGTGAAGTTATCTTAGCTGATGCCAGTGGCGTCGAACTTAGAAGCATACTCTTCCGCGAATACGACTTTGAAATCGGCGACAAGGAAAACACGTTCTTAGTGACCTGCAACCGTGCAGAGTGGGAGAACGTACCCGACAAGGCGCGTGTATTCATTCCCGACACGGAATACGGCGGGATATACAAGCGCCTTGAATCAGATACACGGAATAATTCCGTATCAATCGGCGGGTATACCTGGCGGGGGATGTTACAGAACAAAGTCATCATTCCGCCTTCCGGAAGCGCCTATGCTACGGATTCAGGCGAATTAAATGCAATCATAGCTCGGAGGGTGTCAGCGGCACTCCCCGGGCTTTTTATTGGGTCTGAGGAATCTACAGGCATAACTGTCAGTTACCGCTATGAGCGCTATGTCACTTTGTATGACGGATTAAAGGCAATGCTTAAATCTGTCGGCTACAAGATGCGGATAGCGTATGACATGGAGCAGTGCAAAGTCGTTGTGGATGCGGTCCCGATTGTGGACTATTCGCAGATGATTGAGTATTCAAGCGATATGAATGCTGAGTATTCAATGATCATTAACAAGATGGGAATTAACCATCTTATCTGCTTGGGGCAGGGCGAGTTGCAGAACAGAACGGTCGTGCATCTGTATGCGGACACCAACGGAGTTATCAGTCGCACACAAACCCAGTTCGGGGCGGACGAAGTAACGGACGTGTACGATTATGCCGGAGCCGAAACTGACAACCTTGTAGAATCTGGAACAGACCAGATGAAGGCAAAAGCAAGCAAGAACGAGTTTTCTATCGACCTCGAATCCACACAGGACGTGGCTGTCGGTGACATTGTTGGAAGCCGTGATTATATCACCGGCTATACAGTGGCGGCACCGATTACGACCAAGATTGTCAAATGGAAGCAGGGCTTCGAGAAAGTTGAGTATCAGTTATCCGATGAAGTTACAGTCGAACAGACGGCATCTTCTATGTTGATGCTCTCTGTTAATTCGGAGGAAAATACATGAACATAATCACAGGCTACAGGGCGGAGCCGCACATCACCGCCCAGCAGGACAGAGATGTTAATATCGGCATCTTCGGAGCGAGTGCGAAGATCCTCAAGGGTGTCGGAAGCGAGATGGCTGCTACGGTCATCAGTGCGAACGAAGTAGAGATTGCCGACGGTGCGTTTGTAGCGGAAGGATGCACGGCAGAGATCCAGTACGGCACGACTGAGAGCATGGCCATTGAGAACGGCAAACAGGACATGAAAAGGATTGATCTGATCGTGGCACGATACGCGAGGAATTCGGACACGGGCGTCGAGAGCATGGAGCTGATGGTCATCAAGGGTACGTCAGCAGCAACCAATCCCGCAGTACCGTCATACAACACGGGGACAATCGCAGACGGAGATTCTCCCGTAGATTTCCCCATCTATCAGGTCAACATTGACGGCATCAGCATCACATCAGTGGATGCACTTGTGGATGTGGTAAGCGTTCCGAGCATGGTGGAAGAGGTGCAGAACGGAGTTGATGCTATCGTCACACGGACAGATAGGTTCTACGTGTTCAGATTCCTGTCAATTTCCACGGCAGACGATAACAGCGCTATTGGTACGGCACTTCAAGACATCTTGTCGAGAGGGTACGGAGACATTACATTTGTCTGCTACATCTTCCGCAGTGGTGCATGGCAGTTGAACGGGTTTGGAAGTGTCCGTAGCGGAGACGCAAGGGCAACATTCGTTAACGGGTCTAACGGACAGATTAAGGTCGTGAGCAGGTCTACAACATCTGCGTTGACCGTTATCAGAACTCTGTGAGGTGGCGCTTATGAACACTTCTAAGATAATTAGGGGCATCGTCAATAGTAGGGGATACACCATAACAGTTATAACACAGTGGGATTATGGTTATGTCTTTGTTCCCGAATTTGATGACTTGCCCGCTCCCGAACCCGAAGAGGTGAGCGAAGAGTAAGCAGAGGTGACAGAAAATTGAAACCTTAACGGTTTGGAAGTTTCGGACAACTCATTTGTTGCCGTTACTGATTTTTAAAGCACTATTAACCAGAGGGCCTTCGGGTCCTCTTTTCATTTAT